GCCCATATTATAGTGTCGCTGGCATAACCCCACACCATGCCATGCCCCTTCGTTACCCACCCACTTTGCCTTCATTTTACACCTATTATTCTTTGTTGTTAAAGCACAACAAATATGTTCTTGGGAATTAACAATCACGTTAGATTCACTTTGATTAATAGTTTCCATATTATTATTAATATAATACAATATGTTTAAATCGCTTTCAAATTTTAAAATATTCGCACATGTTACCTAACTTTAAGCACTATGTTATTAGCTCATTCTTTAAGTTCAAGAATTAAAAAAAATTTGATTATTAAATTTTAAAGATATCTTGATATTATCTAATCATAACATAATGTCGAACAATCAAAACAAACCGAACACTTCTTCCGCGATGACGGGCAACATTCAACGAGCAGCTTCTATTGATATGAGTAAATTTGTATTTGAAGAGCCACAAACTAATAAATATGGTGGCAAAAGTTGTAGTGTAAAATATAATGGCAAACCGTTCTTTATTCAAACACCTCGCTGTCGTCTTCCTTACTGTCTTGGTAAGTATGATGACCCTACAGGTGGTCGGACAAAATACTCGCTTGACTTTTCACTTGGAGGATATGAACTTGATGAAAGTGGTGAACCAGTGAATCAGCGCATGCGAGAGTTTTATGAATGGGCTGAAAACATGGAGAAAATGCTTGTGAAAGCAGCCCATAAAAATGCTGAGTCATGGCTTGATATGCCTGATGCTACTGAAGGTGTAGCAAAGGCTCTTGTGCGTCCTCTTCTTAAATGGTCGAAGGACAAGGTAACTAAAAAGGTAACAACAAAATGGCCTCCCACAATTAAAGGAAAGGTAGGTTTCTGGGAAGAACGCTTTACAGTAAATGCTTACGATGAGAACAAGGAGAAGGTAGAAGATCTTGATGCTGGTATCGTTCCACGAACTGAGTCAATTGGTATTCTAAAACTTACTGGAATTACATTTGCGGGAGGTAAGGTAGGTTACAGCTTCCAAGTTCATCAGCTTAAACTATATGCTCCCCAAGGCATGCCTTCTTATGCCTTCATTGAGGATGAAGAGGATGAGAAACCAGTAGTAACTGGTGGGCAGCTTCAGGATGAGGAAGAGGCAGATGCTGATGAAACTAAGACTACTCCTAATAATGTAGTAGAAGATTCTGACGATGACGATGACTCCGATGATGACGATGATGCTGATGCTGATGACTTGGACAATGAGTCTGAGGATGAGAAACCACCGTCCCCAAAAAAGAAAAAGGTAATTCGTCGTAAAAAGAAAGGCAGTGATTAAATAATTAAATAATTAGTAATAATATCTTAAAATTTTTATTTTTTTAGATTTTATATATATATGTCTAGTATTAATCTACAAGATGCAGATGTTTATATTAATGGAATAACCGTTAATGGTAATATTAAAGTAAAAGGTATACTTTATATGGTTCATGATCTGAAAAGTTGTCCATCTGAGTTATTAGAAACAAATAACAAGGATGTTGTTTTTAACGAGGATAAAATATTTGAGGGTAATCTTCACATTTTACCTAAAAGTAATGTAACTATATCGGGTTCAATTACTTCCGGTGAACTTAGAGATAGATATTAAAAATTCATACAAGATACAGAAACATTATTAGTATAGTTATTGTATTTTTTATTCATTTTCGAAAGTTTGTATTCAGTCTCTTTTTTGAATAAAATCTTTTTCACATTCCAATCATTCTTTCTATGTTGAAAATAAATTAAATTAATCCTATGTAAATATGTTTTTTCATCAATAGTAGACGATGATTTTAAAAATGTTTTCAATGCTGTTATGTTTGGTTTTTTATTAAATTGTCTGGTAAGCTCTTTTTTATCAATATCAATATTTTCTAATTTTATGATACTCCTTATTCTTTCATAATTACAATTCCAATTAGATAACACATTATTACTAATTACATTTTCAATTGTTCCATGTTCTTTTATTATTTCATAGACATCGTTAGGACACAAACCTCTGGGTCTATGATTATAATCATTACCCAATAAAATACATAAATCTATAAAACTATTATGATTTAATTCAAGGTCATATAGTATATCTTGGAAATAATATGACTCTACACTATCATCTCTATTTGTAAAATTACGTATGACTAATTTACTACCACATGCTATAGTATCCATGTCTTCAGAAACAACACCATCTACTATATCAAGATTACATAGTTTTGAACAATAATGTTCTGCTTCACAATCTGCTTCAATGTAAACTACTCCCATTAAATCAAATAGAATTTTAGTCTTTTCAATAACATTTTTATTAACATATATTATCTTTTTTTCAATCATATCTATTTCTTTTTGAATTTCTTGTATTTCAGTATCATCTTTTATTGATTCTACTTGAATTTTTAAAAGTGATAATTTTTCTTCTAATCTGTCTTTTATAAGTCGTCTATTTTTGATAGTATCAAATTTTTCATCTGGCGGTTTACCATCTAAAATAAATATTGGTGTGATTCCAAACTTTTTAAACTTGTTAATCATGAAAAACATACCGTCAATATGATTACTTTTACCATATAAATATTTATATAAATAAACATTTGTATCAATTGCTAAAACTTTACCACCGAAGAATGACAAATGCCTTTTGTTAATCCCATTTTGTGAATTACTCTCAATTAATGTATTTAAATTTTTTATACCCATTAATGTGTATATATATAATAATTATTATTAATATGTATTTAGATGTTTTTAATTAACTAATTATTAATATTTTAAGTCTATATAAGTCATTCTTAGTGAATTGTTAGTGGTGGAATTTGATATAATTTTTTTAATTAAACCCAAGTCTTTTTTTACTAAACCATAAAAGTCATCTATGTCCTTTATACTCCAAGCATCACTATATTTGGGAAAATATTCATCAAAAACTATATTTGTATTATTCATAAGACTGCATTTTAAAATATAATATGATAATACTGATGTAGATTGAATTAAAACCAAATTATTACTTTTATCCATAAAATCATGTATATTTTTAAATCCACAATGTCTTATAATTCGGTGAGCTGTTGACAAACAATATGCGTATTCAGTGTATATATAATCATTAATATTGCTTTTAGTTAATATACAATTAAAAATACTATTAAATGTGATCCCCAAGCAATCAGTTAATGCTTCAAATAGATTAATCTTACTATAATCATGATTAACGTTAAATTCATCTATTACACTTTTACTAATCAAAAATATATTATTCCAATATATTTCCGACATCGAAAAATCTAATCTTAAATAATGCACCAACTCATGTATAAGGACTTTATCTGACTCTTCTTTCCTAAATAATACAATGTATGATTTTAAATTATCATGAATTGTTCCACCACTATTAATTGTTTCTATACCAAAATGATTATCATTTGGTAATGTTTTAGGTATATCAACCGGAGCATAATAAATATGAATTGTTTCATTTTTAACACCCAGTAATTCTAACAATGTGAATATTTTTGTCATCTTATTGGCTATTTCAATACGTTGATTAAAACAATCTTGTATACTGGAATCTTTATACAACCTCATATTCACAGTATTTGAATTAAATTTAGAGGTTATATCTTCAACGGTTGTATGTTTTGTCAAAATGTTCCACATTATTTCATTTGATATAAATTTACAGGTTGTAAATTGTTTAAAAATGATGTTTCTTTTTTGATTGGTATAATTTACTATATCTCTTACTTGATAAACTTTATCGATAGAACTATCAGTTACATGCCTAAAATCGTAATGTTTTTTTCCAGAAGAATATAAGTTTAGATTAAAAAGAATTCTTCTAAAAATAGGATGGCATTTATTATAATAATTGTTCACCATACTTAGATTAAATGTAGAAGGACATTTTAATAGTCTTCTTGTAAGTTTCATTTATAATAGGCACACAGATTTATTATAAATTAAATTAAAGTTTTTCAATTAAATCATATGGATTCATTGTGTAATATACGGGTTTTTCAGGCATATCTTTATTTGAAATGTCAAAATGACTATCATCATAAGTTAAAATCAAATATAAATTTCCTAATTTTTTGTTTTTTTTATTAAGTATACCTTTGCCTGGAATTTGAACTATATTACATTTATTATTGAAAATAACATTAATTTCCAATCGCTCATTATCAATAAACTCATTATTTAAATAATACCCGCATTGTTGATATTTAAAGCTCAAACGATGTTCCAGAACTAAATCATAACCATTACTTCTTTTATAATTTTCAGGAAAATCATCTATTAAATAAAATGTATATTTTTCATTGTCATAATTTATAATATGCTCTTCATAGTTCATATCTAGTATGTAAGAATTATTAGAAGTCGAAGAATTCGGAATTAATATTTTTATATGTGTATATCTCCTCACACAATCCAGTGTTAAATTGATACTATTAATATTATCAATATCATTTATATCAAGTTTCAGTTCATAGGTATATTTACTTTCTAATAAAGAATCATCATTATCCGTCAATGATTGTTTCAATATATGTTTAACTACATTACCACCTTCTTCAATTAATGTATCTTTATCAATAATTGTAAATAAATCCCAAAGGTTAACTTTTTCACTTGTATTGAATTTATTTTTTAAATCACTAAAGGTGTTTTTCAAAAATCTTGAAATAATAGGATCAACATCATTAAAAAGTTCGTTAAAAAGTTCTTCTGGAGATTTTATATTAAAATCCGTTTTTCCACAATAATCATACTGTGTTCTACTATCTTCATTATATAACACTTGATAAGCTTCACTTATTTGTTGAAATTTAGATTTCGCTTCAGGGGATTTATTTTTATCAGGATGCCAAATAATTGCTAATTTATGATAAGCCTTTTTGATATCAATTTTAGTTGCGTCTCTTTCTATTCCTAAAATTACATAATAGTCCATTAATTACTAATTAGTAATTTTTTAACTTTAAGTGCGAAAAATTCCAAACATATTAAATCATGTTCTATTGAGCACATTCTTGCTTCAATTGAAGATGTAATATTTACCAATTTAAATTTAATTTTATCATTTAATTTTTGTGAAGATATTAGCTTATTGTTTATTTTTTTTAAAACATATGGGACTGTTACGTTAATTAATAATAAATTATAAATAATTTGTCTAATACGGGCAATACTTTTAAGATTTTTTTCTTTTATTAACTCGATAATTTCATCAATATATTTATTGATAACATTTATTTGAGAAAAATCTAGTTTTTTATTATAATGAAAGCATGTAATAGCATTATTAAGAACAAATAAATCTTTTTCATAATTACTAAGTATTAATTTTTTATGAGTTTGAGACAATTTAAAATGGTTTTTACTTACTTCATCAATATATTTCTCTATTGCTTCATCTTTTTGAGAAGGAATTCGCACCGCAGTCAACCTTGAAATGATAGAAGTATCAATACGGGCAAGACTTTCAGCTATAAATATAAATCGCACATTGTCAGCACATTTATCTAATAGTAACTTTAGACATACTTGAGTAGACCTGGACATATAATCAAAATGATTTATAACTATAAATTTAAACTGTATATCATTAATAGGTTTGTAAGAAATATGATTAACTAAAAAGTCACTTATTATATTTTTATCGTATAATCCATATTCATAAAGATTAATTTCAATATGATATGGAGATGAAATATACTCTATATTCACCTTATTATTACCTATTTTAAGTTCAGCAGAATTTAATGTTCTTAATAGAGTAAGATTACAGTTATTAAAACTATTTAGAAATCCGTATGCCAATGTTTTTCTTCCTGTATTAGGTTTTCCATAAAAAATCATATTTATTACATTATCAGTATTGATATTTTTCAAACTACAAGCTATTGACTTATTTATCATAAAATCATCTAACTTAATAGGTAACAAGGTTGTGTTCATAAACTATAATAGTTATAGAGTATAATGTTTAAATGTATTCGTAATCCTATTTATAATATTTTAAATTATATTTATAATGGAGGATATTGAAAATAAAATGAAGACTATAAACGATTTATCTAATAATTTATTATCATTAGATAATCAAACAATAAGTTTAAATGAAATTAATAGGAAAGCTTTAGAAATTAAATATAAATTGTTCTCGGATAATCTTGATACTATCATTGAAAATCTTTTAGACTTAACTAAAGATTTAACAAGTGATACAGTGAAATTACCTTCTAATATAAAAGAACTATGCTATCATAATAAAAATATAGATGAGGTTTGTAAAGAATTTTATCCACTAATTTTATTAAGTATAGTAAATAGAAATTTTAACGACCAGAAAAACCTCTAGGTCCTCTGGGTCCAATATGTCCTCTTGGTCCTTCTTTGTTTCTTAATAATCTATAGCTCCATATAGTAAATGCCATATGCAATACTAAAATAATAATTATTACAATTAAAATATTTGTTATTTTTTCATTAGTTAACTCCATATATATATATCTACATTTTTGTATCGTTTTATTTTTGTATATGAAATATGATTTAATATATGGATAAATATCTAGGTAATTCTAATAATTCAAGTAATGGTTTAGATAATGTTGGGAATTTATCAAGACAAACATATGATTATAGTAAAGAAAAGTCTTATCAAGAGGAACTTAAAAATTTTAAACTAAAATTAAGCAATAAAATACATAAATTTAATCCACAAAAAACAACCGATAGTTTTGATAATACAATTAATTTATTATGGTTTCAGCATCTTGTGAATAAAAAGCATCCCAAAGATTACGTGGCTTTATATAATAACTTAAATTTATCATATGAAAACCATGACTTTGAGTAACTTAAGTAGTTTAAACTTTTAGTATAGCATCTAAAAATAAGATATTTTTATATATTATATTATGGAAGACAAAATCAATTGGGATACAGATATATGGAATATTATAGATTCTTATTTCAAAAATACAGATAATTACCTATCTAAACATCAGATAGAATCTTACAATACTTTTTTGGATGTAAACATACCCAAAACAATAAGGCAATTTAATCCTATTGTGCTACCTTATCAGAAATATATAGACCCTGCTACAGGTGAAGAAACAGATGATTACTTTTTTCACATCAAAATTACAGTAGGTGGTAGTATTGATGAAGTAGGAAATGTTATCAACGATGGCTCATCCATATTTGTTGGGAAACCAATTATTCAAGAAGTGAAAGATGACAGTGAAACTAATGACTCACTTATTTATAGAAAAACATTATATCCTAACGAAGCACGGTTAAAAAATATAACATATAAATGTGGTTTAAAAGCTGACATAATAGCTGAATTTATAGTAAGAAATGACCAGGGTGATATGATTCGTAGTATCGACCCAAGAGTATTTGAAAATGTTCAAATTACAAATAATTTACCAATCATGTTAAGATCTAAAATATGCTCATTATCTGAAACAACTGGAACAACATCTAGACTTATGGGAGAATGCGAATACGACCAAGGAGGATATTTTATAATAGATGGTAAAGAAAAAGTAATTGTAGCTCAAGAAAGACAGATTGAGAATATTACTTATATTAATAAATTAAAAGGAGATGATAGGTTTAAATATATAAGTGAAATAAGGTCTGCTCCTGAAAACAAATTACAACCGGCAAGAATTACCAAATGTGCTGTTTTAAACAGTATTGATTCACAACGTGAAAAAATAGATGAAAATGCTATAAGATTTATAATCCCAAATATTAACAAAGAAGTCCCTATATTTATAATTTTTAGAGCATTAGGTGTCATTGCTGACTATGACATATGCTCTATGATAGTTAATGATTTTGATTCTTCTATAGGAAATAAAATCATGGAAATGTTAAAACCCAGTATTTTAGAAGGAAGTATCATTAGCAATCAACAAGATGCTCTATCATTTATTGAAAGTAAAATTTCATCTAATTTCATGGCAGCTAATACAGCAGCTATTAAAAGAAAGCATTTTTTGGCGAGTATTCTTAAAGATTATTTAGTTCCTCATACAGGGACCAATTATTATAGAAAAGCTTACTTCTTAGGTAATATGGTAAAAGAACTTTTAGTAAATCTTATAAATAATAATCCATCAACTGATAGAGATAGTTACATATATAAACGCGTTGACATATCTGGGTTTTTAATATCTGCTATTTTTAGAGATTTATATTTCAGAATTAAAAATAAATTAAGTGAAAATCTAAATATTTTTTACAACACAAAAGAATCTGAAAATCCAGGAGCTTATTGGAATATTTTCCTTAATCAAGATGAAGAAGATGTTTCTAAAAGAAACTATAGATTTTTCAATATATTAGGTGAAAATAATGATGATGATGGAGGTCTATCAATCAATAAACTAATAGATCAGACTATTATGGACGAAGGATTTTTATATGCTTTTAAGAATTGCTGGGGACTTAAAAATGCTTCAGGATGCAAGCAAGGTGTTACACAAGATATGAATCGATTAAGTTATTTAGGAGCAATTTCTCATATTAGAAGGGTTAATACTCCTTTATCAAAAAGTGCTAAGGTCCGTGCCCCTCATGCTCTTCATTTATCTTCATTTGGTATTATGTGTCCTGACGAAACCCCAGACGGAGGTAATATTGGATTAAGAAAAAACATATCTATATTTGCGAATATTACATCAGGAACTAATTCAGACCATTTACTCAGGTTATTATTTACATCTGGATTAGAAGATATACTACAAATTGATTCAGATAAGTTAAAATCTACCAAAGTATTTTTAAATGAACGACTTGTTGGTTACACTAAACGCCCTTATTTTATGAACAGGAAACTTAAATTATTAAAGCGCAATGCTCTTATTAATATTTATACATCAATTTCTTGGAATATTAATGACCAGATTATTAAAATATCCACTGATTCCGGAAGAGGAGTCAGACCTGTATTTATTGTTAAAAATAATCAAATCCCATTAACACAAGATGTTCTTAATAGAGTAAAAGATATAGGTGATATTTATAATTGGTATCATCTTGTAGGAGGAACCCTAAAAATTGATCAAGCAAAACCATATAATGATACTGACGGTTCATATTATATTCATCCTAACGAAAACAATCTTGATAAACTCGAGGAGACTGCTGGTATAATAGAGTATATCGATCCTTCTGAATCAAATCAATCGCTAATAGCTATGTATCCAAGAGATCTTGGAAATAGTATTGATAAATATAACTATTGTGAGATACATCCAGCTATTAACTTTGGAGTATTAGCTTCTTGTATCCCAGGTATTGAAATGAATCAACATCCCAGAAATCAATTTTCTACCGGACAAGGTAAACAGGCATTAGGAGTATACGCTACTAACTTCAAAAACAGAATGGATACCAAGGGACAAATTATGTTTTATCCACAAAAACCTATCATAAAAAGTAAATTAGCCAAATATCTTAGAGTAGATGAATTACCACATGGTATGAACGTAATTGTTGCTTTAGGTTCCTTTTCAGGTTATAACCAAGAAGATAGTATAATATTTAATAAAGATTCAGTTGAAAAAGGTATGTTTAAGACTACTAAATTCAGAACTTTTTCCCAAAGAGAAGAAGTAGATGGTGACAAAAAGACTGAATTTATCTGTAATCCTGACCCTTCGAAAACAACTAATCTTAAATCGGGTAATTATAATAAGCTCGATGAAAACGGTATTATCAAACAAGATATAAAAGTAAACGAAAATGATGTATTGGTAGGAAAATGCGTTTACACCGGGGAATATGATGTTAATGGTGAAGAAATAATTTCTGATAATAGTGAATTTGTAAAACGCAATGAAGAAGGATTTGTTGACAGAGTTTATTCTAATGTAGGTAATAATAATCAAAGATATGTTAAAGTTAGAATAAGAAAGGATAAACAACCTGAAGTAGGAGACAAATTCTGTTCCAGACATGGTCAAAAAGGAACTGTTGGTATGTTACTTCCAGCAAGAGACATGCCAAGGACTAAATCAGGAATAACTCCTGATATTATTGTTAACCCACATGCTTTCCCAAGTAGAATGACTATAGCCCAATTTTTTGAACAATTATTGGGCAAAACATGTGTTCATAAAGGTTTCTTATCAGAAATTGTTCCTTTCAGTGAAAATAATATTGAAAATGTAGCTTCTATTCTTGAAGAACATTGTGGATTTGAAAAACATGGAAATGAAGTATTATATTCAGGTATAAGTGGTGAACAACTTAAAGTTAATTTCTATATAGGTCCTACTTATTATTTGAGATTAACTCATCAAGTATCAGATAAATATCAAGCACGTGATGATGGTTTAAAAACTTCACTAACACATCAACCCGTCGGTGGTAGAGCACTTGGAGGAGGTGGAAGAATAGGAGAGATGGAACGTGATGCAATTTTATCTCATGGTATTTCAAGTTTCTTGAAAGAAAGTTTTATGGAAAGATCTGATAAATATAAATTTTATATTTCAAAGAAAACAGGTTTAATATCAGCCTTTAATCCTGCTAAAAATATATTTAGAGATATATCCAATGACGAAACAGAACAATACATAGATGATAATGGAAATGTAGTAAAAAGACCTGTTGATGAAACAAGAAGTGAATTTGTATGTATCGAAGCACCTTATACATTTAAATTGTTTTTACAAGAAGTTGAAAGTATGGGTATTGCTCCAAGATTAATCGCCGATTCGGTTGTAAAAGAATGGCAGAAATTTAACTTGAAACAAAAAGATATACCAACTGATTATGAGATTATGAAAAATAAAAGAGAAGTTGATATTTATAATTCCTCATTAAAATCTTCTCCTTTAATTAATCCATTTATTAAATTTTTTAATGCTGTTAAACTGCAACTTATTAGCAAAACAGATAAAGACAAAAAATTAATTGACTTTTCAAGTAAAAATGGAGCCGATTTATTTAAATGGGCAGAATTAAAAATAAAAACGGTTGTTTCTTTTGATAAAGAACAAATTAATGTAGAAGGTGGTAAAGATATAAAAGGCTCTGTTGAAAAATATCATCGAATGAGAAATAATGAAGAACCGGCAATAAGCAGATGGGCAAACAGTAGTGATGTTAATTTTATAGTAGGAGATGTATCCAAAGATTTATTTAGCTATGATGTAACTAAGAATTCCTCATCTAAATATACACAAATACTTAAACTAAAATTAACCAACAATGTTAAGAATTCATTTAATATATCTAGTCATTTTCATGGAATTGAAAAACTTTTTGATAAAAGAGATGGTATTTCCAATTTATTATCTAATGCTAAAGACTCACTTTCCAACGGCGGATATTTTGTAATTACATGCCTTGATGGCGAAAGAGTATTTAATAGACTTAAAAAGAATAATAAAATCACAGGCATGGTGTTAAATAAAAAAACTAATAAAAGAGATTTATTATGGGCTATTCAACAAGGAAATCTAGATTTATCAAAAGACAGATTAAGTTCAAGTTATGAAGATGGGTTTAATAATACTATTAGATTAACTTTTAACGGAAAAAATCTTGAAGAAGAATCATTAGTACATCCCACATTGCTTATAAGTTTAGCCGCAGATAAAGGCTTAAAACTCGTGCCTAAAAATGAATTAGAAAAGAACTATTCTATTTTTAATAAAGCTACTGGAACATTTAAAGAATTATTTAACAAGTTTGTAAAAATTGAAGATGACGTTGAATATAAATCTTTAAATGATGAAAATAACAAGGTTCTCAAAGATTTCTCAGATTTACATAGGTATTTTATTTTCAAATTAGATAACAATAAAATTATACCTGATAATATTTTCGATAACAAAATAGAGTGTATTAAACAAAGCATATCGTTAGTTCATGTGAATGATCGTTACCCTAATATTAAATTACCTATGCCAATATCACTTGATACTAATCTGCTAAATATATATATTACACATCAAAGAGCTCTTATTGGTAGGTCAGATAAACTTTCTATAAAAGAATATAGAAATAGCTATACAGATGGGTCTAATAAAGATTTAAAACCTATTTTAGAGAACGTTGAAACTGTTCTGGCACATCCTTTCTATAGTAAGTTTGATAATAATACCTATAAAAATACTCTAGAATACATATTTAACTACATTAAAATTGGTGTTTACGTAAGAATACTTAATTCTCAAGTTATCCAATTTATTCCAATTATAAATTACAATTCTTCTGATCCTAATAAATCTCTTTCCAAAGATGTAAGTTTTAAAGACGCAGGAGAAGAAGGGGAAGAAGATAAAGCAACTTTTGAAACTCTTCAGGAATATGTTAATACTAAATTTTATAACTCGGAAATATCAGAAATATTCAAATCAAATACAGATACTTTAAATATCAATTGGTTTAGAGAAGGAGAAGAAGGTTCTTTAAACAATAATGACTATATAATTGATGGTGAAAATGTTATTATTGGAGACAATCGAATGGAAACTGTCAAAGATAAAGCAATTAAATTAAGATATTTACTTGAAACTACATGTTCTGCTAAAGGTGGTAGTATTTCTAATTGTGAATTTGTAATTAATTTATTAGAACATCCTATAGTTTCAATTAACGAAGATGCACTTGATAACCCATTTAAATGGTCTCTTAAAGAATCTTCTAATAATATCAAAATAAAGGGAAATATATTACCTATATTAAGTGAAAATCAAATAAACGGATATCTTGACATTAGTATCCCAAGTGTAACTAATGTAGACTTATTAGATGATGTAATGAGCATAGGAAACTGTAAAGATAATATTTTATCTATACCTCAAAAAAATCTAAACGAATTAAGTAATATGATTGGTGTTATTGTTGATACAAATAGTAGTGAAATATCTAAATTTCTTAATGATTATAAAAGTTTAGAAACTATGCTTGAAGAACAAGATGAGCGTTATAAAAGTGAATTTGACACATTTATTTTAAATACCACAATTAATAATACTATTGATGGTTCTGAAATATCATGGTCAAAAAATAGTTCGGAACTACACTATATTAACACGCCTGAATTATATAAATTTCCAGTAGATTCTAAAGTTCAATTATTTTTACCTGGTAATAATCCTGCTGTAACCTTACCATTACAATGTAAATCTTCAGGAGTTCTTGTAATTTTAAAATCAGATGTAAATACACATAAACCATGGTTCTTTAATTCATTTAAAAAATTCGATTATCATAGTCATACCCCAGGTAATAAAGCACAAGGGCACTACATTGAAATCAGTGATTTGAGAGATATTAAGGAGGTTATGAATTTCTTAATCGATGATGATGAAGCATGTTTAGATTTAATTAAAAATAAAAGAAATTTAGTTAATAAACTCTTTAGTAAAGAGTCGATTATCGATTATTTACAACTTGTAATTAATAAAATTGGGGACAAGAGTACTTATGAACAAACAAGTATTGATGTTTTTAAGAGTGAAATACAGGAACAAATAAGTGAAGAATCTTTATTATTCCCTACTAATTTATTAGGCACATTAATTGGTAAAGGCGGTTCAAAAATCAAAACTATTCAGAATACAAGTTCGACTAAAATAAATATAAGTAAGGATAAAATTGATGAAGATGGAGTAGAAATGGTAAACATTACTATAAGAGGAGGAATATCAGGAGTAAGTATAGCATCGGGAATAATAAATATAGTTCTTAATACTGAAAGCATTTACACCTCTGTTCTCACTAAAAAAATAGGTATGGTTGTAGGTAAAAAACGTGAACATTTAAATATGATAGAAGCACATTTTAACGTCAAAATATTTACAGTTGTTTCAGATCAAGAAAAAATTAATTATTTCAAAGAGGAATATCCCGAAGACAGTGATAACCCTGAAAAAATAGATTTACATAATAAAGATTACAATGTAATAAAAATTATTGGTGAAAAACAGCACATACCTAATGCTGTAAGAGCAATTCATGCGGCGGTTAAAGGCACTGCTAAATCATCACTTAGACATATAACATCTGAACTTGCTGTAACTAAACCTGCAATTCAAGAGAAGGTTTTTACTTATCATAATGATGAAAGCCTGCTATATAATAAAGACACCTATATTGTAGATGATGATATTGAAGAATTAACTCATGGTTGGATTAAATTACCCGAAGAAGATTATCCTTTAACAGCTAAATCATTAATATATAATTTTGGAGTGGAGAGAGAAGTATGGAACGCAGAAGAAAATGCTGACAGATTACCACAATATTATCCAGAAAGTTGGGATAATGACGAATTAGAAAGTAATAATATTTCGATCCAAGCTATGCATAATTATTTACAGGCTAATTTTAATTCGGCAAATAATTGGAGAGCAGGTATAGAAATACTAAAAGAACTTCAACAGCCAATAATCAGACCAACATTAATGGTTCCTGGTGACTCATCGGCAGAAGGTGTTGGTTCCCCACCCATTGGATATCAATCCCCTGTATATGGTTCTACTTCTCCGCAATACCAGGCTAATTCTCCGCAATACCAAGCTAATTCTCCAGAATACCAAGCTAATTCTCCAGAATACC